GTCAGAACCTCCGGCTCCTCGGCAATCAACTCCCTCAGCAACTCGAATTCCTCGGCCTGTGCCGCATGGTCTGCCTTATGCACCGCACCCGGCACCATCGACACCGCCTCGATGTAGCTCATAATTGTCCCGACCGGCGTATTCCCGATCCGGCCCTCACCCACAGGCAGATCGACCAACCCCGCCAGCTTGGACACATCGTTCTCAAGCTTCGACCCCATGGCCATCGCTTGGGCAGATGGTTCCTTGTAAGGCCACGGCATGACCGAATCGCTTAACTTCCCACCCGCCGCAACAGGGATCGTCAGCACTTCACCCGGATTCGGACGAAACACCGTCGTTTCCATCCGCGACCCCGGACCTTGCGCCCGCATCCATGCCGGGAAATTGGCGAACAGCGACGTGTCCACCATTGACCGTTGGATCATCGTCGCTGCCTGCGTCGGATTCCCCACGATGTGGATCAACCCCCAATCGTAAAACCCAAACGACGGAATATACCCATACTTTACGAACCGCGACCGGCGCCGGTGGTCAGCATCGCCCCGCTTCCAGTTCCGCCGGATCGACAGGACCGTCTTGCTATCGTAGTCCATTGTCACCCGGTACGGCAAAGGATACCCTGGCACCTTGCCAGTCTCATCGCGGTCTAGGATATCCAGCGACCCAAGCAGGTTGTGTACATCCCCCAACTCACAGCAGCATTCGTAGACCGTGTGCTCGAAGTCCCGTGGCAGAGCGGGCGTCATCGAAATGCCCTGCGTCTCGCCAATCGTGATTTCTGTCTTGCTTGTCTCTCCGGCGGGTTGAACAAGGACCACATCCCGATAGTGACCCATCTTCATCATCCGCCGCATGACCGACTGGCGCACCTTCGCCCGCTTCGTCACTCGGCCCACCGAGAACCCGTTGATATGCGCCGGGTTGCCCTCGACGATCAAATCCTGCGCCATCACCCATCGACTGATCGGCTTGCGCTCCAATGGACACCGGAATACCTCGCGAAACGCCATCCCGATGATGTTCCGCGACATGAGCATCTGTCGGAAATCCGCATAGTAGCCCGGATCGCCCTTGGTCAGATACCAGTTCATGTCGGTTTCCAATGCGTCGGCGAGGTTATCGCCTTTCGCGTCAATACCATCCGCACCAGGAACCGGAGGAGGAACAGGAGCAATCCCACCGCCCGGTATTTCATTCGCCGCCGGGGGAGCCTCGCGTTTGACCTTCACAGGCCCGTCCGACGGCAGCAACTCAGCAACCGCCGTTGCCCACGTCTTGATCGCAGCTTCCAGCATGCACGACGCCACGGCTTGACAGACAGTCCCATCCGCCGCCACCGACGATGCCGGATCCTTCAACTCGATGCCAAGATACTTCGCCGCGATGTTCGCCGTGTCCTCCCACTCCGCCCGCGCCTCAATATCTGCCTCGATCCCTTCCATCAGATACGACGCCAACGAAGCAAGCGTGCTGTCATCCACATCTAGCGCGAGATTACGATCAAAATCGTCGTCGGGTTCCGGTTCAGGCTTTTGAGGTGTCGATGTCCCATACTCAATCTGCACCTCCCCGCTTTCGCCGATGATGACCGTCGCGTCCGCTGTCGGATGCGGGTCGCTCTCAATCTCGACGGTCGGGCGATTGGCGCGGAGAGGGACGACGGCCATCACGCCCTCCGCCCAATCGCATACGGCACACCCACCGGCTTGCGATACCTGTTCCGCTCCAACTCAGCCTCCTCAAACTCAGACTTCCGCAGTACAACACCGTTCTTCCGAACCCAACCTAGCGCCATGCTTACAGTGTCGCAGTTATGCACCAGCACACCGTTTGCATAGTAACAGTGCGGCCATTCCACTGACAAGTTGAATACCGCCTCCCTATCGGACGCGCCGCCCCCGCCTTGCTTCAGAGGCGCGATCCTTACAGGGCTTGCCACAGTATTTGGATCGAGGACTAGAAGCGGTGAACATCGCGCCGCAGTGGTGGCAGGGGATATCTCCAATCGGAGGGTGTTTCTGACGCCAGTGAGACTGCTGCATACAGGGGTTTGAACAGAATGTAGCGCGTTGGTTTTTGGCGACAAAAGGCGCGCCGCAGTTCTGGCAAACGTAATCCCTCGGCTCGCGACTTTTCGCCAATGACGCGGCTGCGTGTTGTCGATGCCAAGCCCGCCCATCGTCGGATTTATGCCACTCCGCCGCTTGCGGCCGAATGGATGCGAGGTGAGCCAGCATCTCATCGCTGCGGGCACCCCTCTTAGGTAGGCGACGATGCAGGCTTTTCGGTAGGCACTCCAAATTCTCAGGATCGCAATCGAAAGTGTCGCCATTCCGATGGTTGATTTCATGACCATCCGGAACCCTTGATCCGGTAGCGTGTTCCCAGATGGCGACATGGAGGCCCTTAGCACCAACGCGGCCAGCATTCGTCGTTGACTGCGAGAGATAGTATCGGCGCTGTCCTCCCATCCGTCGATAAGTGACGCCATCGAACTCCACGGTGTCAGGAGGATTGTCTGGATCAAGCCGCATAGCGATGAGCGCCCCACCTTCATTCGGTCGGCGACCTTATACAGCGGTTGATACCCTTTATCAAGCTCAAAGACGGGATGGCCCGCCGTCCCTTGCAGGCCGACCCGCGCGGTAATCACCGCACGTCCCGTAAAGCCGGCCGCAACAACTCGTCGCCACCCGACCGGCGTCAACACTTCATCGCCCGGCGCCAGCGCCTCAATCGGCGTCGGCCCTGCACGGGTCGCGATCATTGTGCCTGCCACAAAACAATAATCGTCGTGTCCACCGTAAGGGAACGCGGAAACTTCGTCCATCACTTCCGCGGCCCAATCTTTGTCCGGCGCGTAGATCATCCCGTTTTCCCAGCTTTCAACGCCCGTTACCACGTCCTTGCGGTAATCGCCAGAAAACAAGCCTTGAACCGCCTTCATGCGGGAAACCTTGCCGACCTCGACCTTCACCAACACCGTTTGCCAGGACGCATTCTGATACAGCCGGGCAATTTCGTCGTGGAGATCGCGCCCTCGCGTCTTGTGCTCGATCAGCAGGTAGTCCGCTTGCCGGCGCTTGCATACCGTCGCGACCTTGTCCACCAACTCGGCCAGCGGACACCGCACCCGCCACGCATCCAGCATGAGAAGCAACGGCTCCCCGGAATCGCCAGCAAACGCTCCCCACGCCGTCATCGCGTTCCAGTCGTTCTTCGGACCTTCCTCGACCGCCGTATCCACCGAGACGATGACGGTTCCCAGCGCCGGCCACACCTCGTCCGGCCACAGATTCCACCAATCCCGCCGGATGATCCCGCCGCCGCGGACGCCTGGATACTGCTGATATTGAGAATCCCAGGCATAGGGGCCAAGCCGGGCCTTCGTCTTGATAACCTCCTCCGGCGGGAACAGGTCCGGCCAAGCGAGCGTCCCTTCCGCCTTGGACATCGGCGACCCGAACTCGACCTTCAACTCGCCCCGCGCATTCGTCACAAGGCCACTGAGTTGCCTTCCGTGTTCGTCCAACGATCGGGGATCGACCCATGTCTGGGACGGCTCCCCGTCATCATCACGTCGCAGCACCACGGGGTAAATGCGGAGCGGGTCGAACTCCATCGGGATGCAGAGAAACTGATAATCCTGCCCCGTTTTGATGAGCGTCCCCGTAGCATCATCCTCGTGCGTCCTCTGCTGGAGGTTGATGACGGCCGAATCTTCCAGCGAGTTCAGCCGCGACGGCATGATCTCCCGGACAAACCGGATCGTAGTCTCCCGCACAGCCTCGGATTCCACATTGGAAGGGTTGTCTACGTCGTCCATTAGGAGCCGGTCACCTCGCCAACCAGTCACACCGCCGCCTGTAGACGTGACGCGCTTCCATCCAGTGGCACGGTTCTCCACAGTCTCCATGCCATCACGCGTCACGTCTACGCGGTCTCCCCATAACCTCTGATATACCGGGTCCTTGATGACCCGCGCAAACCGGATATTGTCACGCTCCGGGACCGATGTTGAATAGGACAGGGATAAATACCGCAGGTGCGGCATGTTCTGCGGCCCCCATTCCCAAGCGGGCCACAACACGTTGAGCATGGAGGATTTCGACGACCCGGGCGGCACGTTGATGCAGACTTTTTTCATGTGCCCGTCAGTGATCGCCATCAGGACATCAGCGATAGCCTCGAGTACCCATCCCTCGATCAGAGGCTTCGACGGCTCCAAAACCGGCCAGAACATGCGGACGAACGATATAAGATCATCCTCAGCCTCAGCTTTCATGGCTATCAGCTTCGCGCGCCGCTCCTTTTCGCGCTCTAGCCGGTCATACAGGGCGTCGGTGGATGCGCTCACTTGCGGGACAGGTTCTCGATTGGTGTCATAGCTCGCCGGCATACCGCATCGAAATACCGCCGTTGTTCGTCCGTCAACGGTTGGGCAACACCCAGATGATCTATCGAGAAGCCGATCTCATAGGTGATGAACTCGGCCTCCGGTACACCCACCGTAACCGGCCCTCCCGTGTAGCTCTCAGGATCGAACGGACCCGGCATCACTCATCCTCCGATTGCTGCGACGCGGCACGGCGAGCCAGCAGAGCGTCAATCTCATCATCGCTCAAGTCCTCGACCGACCGGATCACGCGGGTGTCCACCTGCATCTTGTCGCCGTATCGCTTCGGGTCAAGCTTCCCGGACAACCATCGTTGAGCGTCGTATTTGAGCCGCTGGGCCGCATGGTTCTCAGCCGTCGCGCCCTTCGCATCCAAAATCGCCCGTTCCGCCACCGCTTGAGCTTGACGCACGCGCGCGCGCATATAAGCGTCTCTGAATTCGGGATGCGCTAATTCCCATCGGAACAGCGTCCCGCGTGCTGGCATTCCTGGCTCGCCGCAGATTTCGGTAACGAGCTCGCCCTCCCCGATGCGTTCGAGGATCGTGGCGGCCAGGTCTGGCGTATATGTGCTGGGGCGACCCAATGGGCGCTTGCCGGGCTTTGGTTCGGTTTTTGACATCGAAAGTCTTCCCCTGCGGGCGCGTGCGCGCGTGATGATAGAGCGAGCTTAGTTTACTGGACCGGCGCGCGCAAGGCGCTTGCTCGTTGCTTTTTCTTCCGTGTCAAGCCCCCCCCCGATGTATTTGATTGCGTTGCCTGTTTTGTAGTTTTGGCACGGTTTGGCAATTAGTCATTTGCGCAACCATGTCGTTCGTATGCGAACAACCCGCTCTGTTACAATTATCACGAAATCGTGAGCGCACACATTTCCTGTTGCCTTATAGGCCCGATGGTCCTATACCTGTCTTCACCGGACGGGATGATCCTCCGGGTAACGGGAGACACGGAAATGACCAACGCCACGATCATCGGCTCCGGCAGCGACGATACCACCCTCTATGGTTTGATGGCCGAGTGCGCCCCGAAACTGCGCTTTTCCGCGTTTTTCAATTGCGGACCGATGTCCAAAAAGCTGGCGCGGGCGATGCTGGCCAGCGACGCTGCCACGCCATCCGAAAAAGCGACAGCCGCCGAGTTTCTGTCACGCTGATCCCCACGCTCCCAGGGTTTCGGCCCTGGTTTCGCGGCGACCAGCCGAACACCAACGGGAGATATGACAATGTTTCCGACCAAAATGACAAAAGCCGACGCCCAAGCTCGCCAAGAAAGGGATATTTTGCATTACGGCGCAAGATACGGCGTCCGGCGGGTGCGGGCGTTGGTCATGAACGCCGACACGTCGCATTTGTTGGCCGATGGCGAGCACGACATCGAAGTCATCAATCAGCACATCCCGCGCGGGGGTGCTCTCGAGGGGCTGATCCCGGAAATACGAGAACGAGAGGAAGCGTTGCGGCGACGCCATTTTGAGATTTTGGCCGAGGGATAACTCCACCGGGGGCGGGCAACCGCCCCCACAACACACAGAGGAACACGAAAATGACCAAATGGGAACTAATCGCAGCAATCGAAGCTCTGGCCCAGAAAGCTGCCGAAACGGGATTATCCGATCACGACATTGTGGATGCAATCGACAATGTGCTTTCCGCCGAAAAAAGAATCATCGCGAAACGGCGACAAACTTCGCCTGACTGACTTCCGGCCTTCCCCCGCTACGGCGGGGGTCTACTGGAAACCAGCGAAAGGAAACACGACGATGCCCGAATTAACCCGCGTTCACAGCCCTTACCTTGGCCGCTCCTATTACGTCG